CCATCGCTTCAATCTCCTGCGCAACCAGAGCAAGCACACCCCGCATCCGATCAGCAGCATCAATGGTGTAGTCATTCTTGTCTGCGCCCCAGTAGGCGCTCGTGCATTTGTCAATGAATCTCATGAGGATTGCTGTAGCTTTTCGATGATGGCCTTGAGGGCACAGCCGTACCCGTTCCAGAAGCCAAGGGCAAAGTCACCCTTTGATTCGTTGAACTTGTGGATGGCAAGCTCGTGTAGGTCACGGACAAACTCCACCTCAATCTGCTTGTAGCCAGTGGCCGTCAGTTGAGATGGGGTAAGGGCTCCGCCTTCCCCAGGTACGTCACAGCTTTTGCATCTGGGTAGCGACGCCTTGCGTATGCCAGTGCAGACACGTATGTCGGCGCCTTGATCGTCTCGAGCATTGGCTTCATCGCTGGGAACTCGACCTTGACTTTCCATAGTGGGTGCTTGGGATTGTCGGAAAAGGTGACGCCGCGGTTGCGAGGATCGAAACCCTCGTTGCTGATGATTCCGTCAGTGTGTCTTAATTTCATGGAAGCGACAGGACTCAAGGAACTGAAGCCTGGACATAAGGCCAAGCTCACCTTTGACTCGGTTCTTTTTCAACCAGCAGTTCGTTGTGTTGGCATCCACCTTGTCCTCAGCACGAGGGTTGCGCTGAAGCATGACCACGAAGTCTGGGATCTGAGCTAGTGAGTGGCTTCCTCTAAGTTCCGCAAGAGTCGGCTCGCCTCCCTCTTCGTGAGATGGGCCAATACCACTGCCTCGGGAGAGATGGCACACGACGACCATCGTGAAGTTGAGCTCGACGCACAACGTCTTGAGATCTTTGATGCACTTATCAATAGCCCGACGCTGATCAGTGCTAAGGGAAATACCATCAGCAAGCAAAGAGAAGTGATCGAGGAAGACAACCTGGCACTGTTCGCCCAGCACGTAATGTTTAACGGTGGCAACAAAACGGTCAAAGTCTTCGCTCCCGAACTGATCAAGCAAGAACAGGTTGTCGGCGAAGGTGTTGAGCGCGTTGCGGATCACGTCTGGATCACGCCGTGCTCGCTGCTCTGCGGTGTCGAGGTGAAAGCCAGGCGCGTAGCCAAGCACTTCACTGAGCATCCGCTCGAGGCTGGTCTCGCAGCTTTCCTCCAGTCCGATGTAGGCGCACTTGACGCCTTGTTGGCAGAGGTTGAGGCAGATGCTGCGGGTGAACAGGCTCTTGCCGATGCCAGTGCCACCGGCCACCATCACCAGCTGGCCAGGCTTCATGCCTTCAGTCATCGTGTTCCAGCCATCCCATGGGTAGGGCAGGCCGTAGCGATGCTCGGGCTTGAGGATCTTCTCCAGTAGATCCGGGGCGTGGACAACGGTGTCAGGCCGGTGCCGCTTGGCGGTGCGGATCGCCTCGCGGATAGCCTTGTCGTCGCCAGCCTGCAGCGCTTCGTTGGCGTCCTTGTAGGGGAAGTTGCCTACGACTGCTGCCTTGTGGCCGATCACTTCGGCCAGGGCATTGGCTGCCTTGGTGCCTGGCTCGTCCTGATCCATAAAGACCACCACGAGATCGAAGCCCAGCACCCAGCTCAGCTGCTCGGTGACGTTCTTCTTGGCACTGGCTGCACCGTCAGCAATGGACACGACGCAGAACTTCCGGTGGAAGCCCCACTCGTGCATCACTTGGTAGACGCTCATGCAGTCAATCTCACCCTCGGTGATCACGAGCACGCCGTCGCTGCCTAGGTGCTGGCCAAACAGCTGAAGCTTGGCGTTCTTCGGGCGGATCCAGGAGAACTGCTTGTCGCCATAGCGGATGTGCTGCGCAATGACTGCGCCATCACCATCCCGGTAGTTGGCGAACTGTGCCTCGTGTCCGTTGTAAGAGCCGACGATGTAGTCGTAGCGCTTGCAGGTCTGCTGCTGGATGCAGCGTGTGTCGAGCGCCAGTGCCTCGCCTTTGCGTAGGCGAAGCGGCTCATCAGTACGAGGCAGATCCTTGAGGCTGAGTGGCGCCTCGTTGCGCACGCGGTCCAGATAGCTGGCCGCTGTGCGGACTCCCGTTTTCATGGGCCTCCATTCAGTTCCATCTGGGTTGAGGTTTCGATCGCAAACAAAACAGTGGACAACTCCTTTGTCATCGACGCTTGCTCCGTCGCTGCTTTCGCAGTCCGGGGCGGGACATGGAATGTGGGTCTCGATCCACGGAGCCATTGATCCAGGAAGTCGGAGGGGATTGGGATCGGGGACCAGGCGATTCCATGCTTCTGACACCACTCGGCGATGGTCGTCTTGCTCTTCTTGTTCAGCGTCGCGAACGGACGTTGAAGGGCTACAAAGATCGGTAGCCCTGGATTGGAGAGCATGACTGCCAAGAACTTGGTGCGTTCAGCTGGAGGCCACCAGCCTTTGACCTCGATGTACACGTTGCCAACTCGGAAGTCGGGTGTGTACTTCTTGTGCAGCACATACCGGAACTTTTCCGATTCGTACTGATAGTCGAGGCCCTGCTTGGTGAGGGCCGCCCCGACTTGCTCCTCTAGCTTTGAGCGGTATTCACCCGGCTTCCTGCGTGGACGATGCCGGTTGAAGTGCTCAAGCATCAGCCGCCAGCAGTTGGTCTAGCTCGGTCTCAGCACGCCAGCCGCCTTCCACAGCGGGGATGGTGTCGTCACGCTCGAACAGTTCCACCACCTGGAAACCACGCAGGCCAAACGACAGTCCCTTTGTCGTTGCTGTGTTGTAGGTGTACATGTCAAACACAGCCTTGCCACGACTGCCGCGGGGAACCTCAGGCAGCTGCACGAACTTGCCGTCGCTGTCGTAGATGCGGGGCGGAGTGTTGGTGGTCTTCTCGGTGGCGCCACGCTTGCGGATCATGCGCTTGCGCTTGAACTTCAGGGTGACAAACCCTTCTTCAGGCTCGAGCTCACCGTCCTCTGTCTTTTTCATTGCAGGCTGGAACGGGAGGTACAGCTTGCTGTTGTCGCGAGGGAACTTCAGGTCCTTGGCGCGTGCTTCAGAAAGTGCAGATTCAATGGCCTCGAAGATGGGCTGGCACTCCTCTTCGTTGCACACCAGGCCAAGGGACCATTCCATTTCGCCGTTGGCCTGGTTCTCGCGGGGCTCGATGAGGCTGCCCCAAACGATGCGACCAACAGGGGTCAAAAGGTTTGTCACGTGTTGAATGAGATTCGTGGAATTGCCGGGCTTACGTGGCTGCAGATTGCACGCTCAACCGCCGGCCGACAGATGATAGTGAGACAGTTAAACGGTGTCAACTGAAGAGGAAGGGATTCTCCCCAATCTCATTTCGGTCCAGGTCTCCGACCTTCGGTGGAGCTGGCACCTCGAGCTCAGTCAGGGCCTCCACGTAGCCCTGCAGGTGGGTCAGATAGTCCTGGCTGTAGAACCTGGCCCACTGGTCGTTGAGCTCGCTGCGCATCGTCTCCACCTTGTCCACGGTGGTGCCGAAGCAGTCGTGCACCGTGCTGATTGGGTGCCCGTAGCCGGCCCAGTGGTTCACGAACTTGCGGAGGAACGCCCCGTCCTGGCTGTGCACGAAATGGGCAGCGATGCCAGCCGCTGATCGGCGTGGATCCATTGGTGCCCCCTCGTTTGTCCTGGCTGCGATCCGCACCGTCCGATTGCTGAGCACCAACTTGATCTGCTCGAGCGACGTGATGCTGTGGAACACCTCCACCAGCAGACCGTCCGGTGTGTACCAGTGCGGGCGGAACTCCTTCTCCATTTGGATGCGGGCCAGCTTGGTGAGCCAGCGCTGCAGCTCCAGCACCCCGGGCATCACCTCCTTGCTCACCGCAAGGGCCTCGCTGGCCAGCACCGTGGCGAGCTCCACCACCCGCAGCCCTTCCTCCGTGCGGAAGTTGGCCAGCTCTTCGCGCAGGTACAGGGCGATGGTGTCCTTCATCCCCTGGAAGGTGCTGCCGTAGACGAGGGGCATGAACACCTGTTTCCACAGCTTGCGGCCGGGCTTGAAGTCAACCCACCACTGCAGGATCTGGCGTCGCTTCTCGTCCTCTTCGTCTCGCAGCAGCGCCTTGAGGCGTGCATCTGTTACAAGGCCAGCGCCTGTGTACAGATCGGCTGGGTTCTGGCCGATCACGTTGGTGAACTTGGCCAGCTGACGGTCGAGCATCAGGCAGGCGGCGTGTCCGTAGCCGCTGCTGGTCTGATCGAGCCAGTGGATGGTGCCGGTCGTGTAGCCCGGATCGTCCATGTACTGGGCCCAGTCACGGCACAGCTGGATGAACCGCCAGGGTTCTTTCTGCTCAGCCCAGAAGGCCACGTAGCCGAGCGGGTCCTCCCCTACCTGGCGGATGGTGCTGCTGTGCTCCTGCAGGTAGCGGGTGCGGGTGTCGTAGCTGGGCGGCAAGCCCATGGATTCACCCAGGGACCAGGCAAACCCGCGCTCGTGCCCCTTCATGGGCCCTTGCTGGGCGAACTTGAACGTCGAGCGGTACACCTCGCCGCCTTGGATGTTGAGCTGGGCGCCGCGGCTGTAGATCCGGCCCCGATGGTCAAAGAAGTGCACCAGGTAAAGATTTGTGAAAGCCTTCACTCGCTCGTATCCGATCAGCCCGTTCACGAACCTGCTGCGCAGCGGGTCTTTCCTCCGATCCGCCTTGTACGCCCAGTGCGCCTGCCAGTAGGCCTCAGGTCCAAGTCCAGCGAACTTGAACTCCCTGTCGATGGGCCGGCTCATCCGGTCACGCTTCGGCAGGTCGCCCACCTCGTGCCCTAGCTCCCAGCAGCTGCGCTGCAGATCCACCACCGCGTGATCCAGGCAGTACGGCTGGGCCTGCAGCGTGTTCAGTGCCTGCAGGATCACCGGCTTGGCCCGTCTGAACTGCCTGTGGAACAAGGCTGGATCCACGGTGCTGACCGGGCAGCGGATCGTTTCGTACCCCCCGTCATTGGCCTCTGTGTACGGCCGCGGCGGCGTCACCATCGGCATGTACAGCGGGCGGAACATCACGATGTTCTGGCGCCACTGCCGCAGGAAGTCCCAGTAGATCTGCGTCAGGTGGATGGTCTTGCGCCGCTTTTTGCCGGTGCCCCGCACGTCGATCCCGATCAGGTGGGTGCACTGCGCCACGCACTCCACGAAGAACGCGCCCAGGGCAATGCGTTCGACGTTGCTGAGCGGGCGGTACAGCGCAGCCTTGGCAAAGCCCTTGTCCTTGAGCCGCTTCACTAGCAGCTTCATGTCCATGT